CATCTAGAAATGCAGATAACCAATACTTACTTGATGTACCTAATTGACCTTCACTATCCGAGCGAGGTACTATATTTTTAGTTGCCATATTATTTTTGTTTTATTTTTTTATTAACTAATGTATTTTCTGACAACAGTTGGCGTGATTTGCTCTGCTATACCAGCATCTATATTAGATTTAATAGATGCAACTTGCTCAGCGCCTAATATTGCTTCCACCCAGCTATTTACATTTGATTCTGTTACATCTGCAAATGCAGTAAAGCTAGAAAGATCTGAGGTGTCTATATCTACAGCACCGCCTCTTGTATATGAGTTTTTTTCTTCAGTGTCATCAACACCTTTTAATTTCCAGTATACTTTAAATATTACATCTGATTCACCGCTTTTTGTTGGGTAGGTGTCTACAGTTTTTGTGTCCCATGTATATGTTATTGCCATTGTTTTATTGTTTTATTTTGGTTGTATATCTCCGTTAGCATCTACTTCGTAATACCCCTCTTCTTTAGGTACTAATGCAGGCATGATATCACTGTTAGTGTCAAGATCCCAAGTATCGTTAAAATCATAACCTATGTTTAGTGCTTGTAGTTGTCCACCACTAAGCTCCCACATATAATCTTCTATTGCTGCTGCTGTAGCACTAGGAAATACAGCTAAACTTAATCCTAAACCCGGCATTAATATCCAAAGTAACAGATTACACCACCATCATCATCTGCAGAAGGAGTTATTGTTGTATATCTGCCAACTACAGTAATCCCTTTAGGATAAACAATCCCTGACGCATCATTACCGCCAGCACCATTATAGTTATCTAAGAAGATTAAACTTTGACTTGATGGTGATACAGCTGAACTTAACGTTATAGATGTTCCTCCTCCGTAAGCGGTTACAAAAACTCCTTGAGCACTAGGTCCGCTATATATTGGTACTGGAGTTTCTGCATCAACAGTAATTCCAGCAGTAACAGAGCTTGATTGAGTTACAAGCAGAACGTATTGACCTACTTTAATCAAAGAACTAGCACCGGTTAAAGTTGGACTAAGGGTAGAGCTTGCATCACTAAGATTAACTTCTACAACACCATTAAAATTAATATGATCTGCTGCTTCTGTTGAAACAAAATTTGGTCCTGTAACTCCTAAGTTTTCACTTTTTAAAACAGTAGGAGTATTATCTGCTAAAAATTGAATAGCAGTAATAACCATACCTTGTGGTGGAACTACAGGTGTTGCTGTTTGACAATGAACACTACCTAGCTGCCCAAAATTATACGCTGTACTTGAATTTATACTCATTTTATTTTTGTTTTATTTATTAGTTTTATTTAGGGTCAAAACTACCTAAGTTAAAATTACCACTAAGTATATCATTACCTGCAGACTCAAAGTTTTTAGGTGGTTTTTCATTTTTTCTTTGATCTATTAATTCAGATTGTTGAGATGCTTGAATTTTTGTTCTTTTATCTTTACGATCTTCTTTTTCTTTTTCCTTACCTCTAACAGATTGAACCTCCATTTGTTTTAATTTCATATTCATCTGAAACTCAAGTTGCATTAATTCTTTTTTAGCTTGAACTTCTTGTTGCATTTTTTGCTGCTCTAACTGAGCTTTTAACTGCTCTAATTGACTATTGATTTGTATAAGAGATTGTTGTTTTTGTACCTCAGCTTGTGCCGCTACTTGTTGAGCTTGAGCATTTGCTTGAGCTTGAGCCTGAATGTTTCGCTCTTGCATTTGTTGGTCTCTTTCTTGTTTTTTCTTTCTTCTAATTTTAAGAAGTTGGTTAGCGAGTTTTGTATTCCTTATTTGTCTAAGATCAATAGCATCCTCTAGGTCTATACCTTTTTGAGCAACAGCTACCTGTATATTGTTTTCAAGTAATTGCTTTTCTTCTTCATCAGGCTCTAGCTCTAAGAATATACCAAAATCATGTATGTGCAAATTTTGCAACTCTTCAAGAGTAGCTACGTTATGGACACCTATACTTTGTATGAAAGCATCCTTTGTTGGTGAGTATTCTATTATATCAGATATTCTAAGTGATAAGCATTCTGCTGTTTCTGCTGTTAAAAATAAACCAGATTGAAGTATATGCCTAGTTGCTGTGTTAGAATTTGCTGCGGCAAGTTTCTGTACACCGACTAAAGCGTTTTTATCTGGTGTGCTACCATCCCTAGCCTCGTTTAAACCAGTTACATCTCTTATCATTTGCATATAATAATTGTAGTTCTGTATTAAGCTTTGCATTTTTTGACCACCACTACCGCTTGATATTTCTTGAATAGGTACTTTACCCGGATTCATATCCCCATCAGAAGTCATTGATCTACCAATAACACTACCTGTTTGAAAGAACATATTAAGAGCTTCTTGAGGATTATAATTTGTCCCATTACCAAGATCAATTTCTGCTATTCCATCAGCGTCTAGATACACCCCATCAGGAATCATTCTAGACATCACCTGTTGAAGTTTAAGGTGAGTGAGCTGTATCATATCAGCAAAACCAGTTATCCTTCCTACGAGAGATTCTATGCGTCCTCTGTACATCCTTGGTGCAACAATAGCATAATTCATTTTAACCTTAGTGTTATCACTTTTAGGTCGCATCATGTTAGTTGCCATCTCCCACTTAAGAAGTTTTTTAGTACCTAATACTAAAACACCCTCATACAGTACTTCAACTGATCTAGATAGTTTCTCAAACTTATCTTCAGATATACCTGTTGGAGGATTAAATGAATCATCTTTAACTATTACTTTAGCAGCACCTGTTGATGTTTCTTTTATTTTGTAAACCTCATTCATATATGTCTTGTAATTAAAATACAAAACATCTATTTGATTGTTATCGTGTCTGTCGTATATAGCTCTATTGTTAGGTATTGAAGATATGGCAGGTTGCTTTTCTATTTCTTCTAAATCTTCTTGAGTAATATCTGGAAATGATTTTTTTAATTCATTTATTGGAATTGTTTTTATTTCACCAGCATAATATATATCCTCAAAATAAGGGGATTCCGTGTAAGAGTAAACCAAGTTAGCAGGATCAACATAATCAATCTTAACTCCTTCAGATTTACTGTATGTGTTTTTAACACAACCTATACCCAACACAGTTAGATCGTAGTAAAATCTCTTTTTAGTTAACTCATATCTATTAGAGTCAAATAAAACTGATATTGCTTGCTCCTCAGCTATTTCTATAGCTTGCTTATAGGTTAGCTGCATGTGTAATGCTAACTCTTCTTCTGTGTCTGGTAAATCTTTTTCAGGAGTTTCTGATATATCTAAACCAAAAGCTTGTTTTGAAAACTCATTTAAATCTTTTGTTTTCATGTCAATAAGTATACTTTCCATATACTTAGTTCTTTTACTAACACCAGACGGATCTTGAGAATATGCCTTTATGTCATAAGTTCTTTCAGCTATACCATTAACTACAATATCTACAAACTTACCTATAATAGGTATCGGCTTCCAGTCTAAGTTAAGATAAGATAAGTCTCCATTTATAGAAAGTTCATCTTTGTATTTTTGAACAGACTGTTCTCCTCTAGCATACAACCTTAATCTGTGAAAGTTATCAAAGTTATTTTTAAATCTATGAGATCCTCTGTCACCATAAAACCACTCTCTTTCTACAGCTTTAGCAACTTTTAGTCCATACTCAGCACTCATCTTTTCGAGATCACTGGCTACCTGACTAGGAAAATAACTTTTATTAATTGAATCAGCCATATTGTTCTTTAATTATTTTAGATGCCATACCTTTATTCTGATACTTAGCTATACTAATATTTATTTTTTGTTTTTCAATATCCACTCTTGGACTATAAAGATGCCTGTTGCAAGCCATAATAGCTAACCCACTACTTATTGACGCATCGTGCTTTGTTCTGTTATTTATATCAAATCTAGACCAATCATTAAGTGTTGTATTAAAATACATATTACCATAATTTCCATCTTGCTTTGAACCTACGTGATTTTGTATATACATTTCAATAGCTGCAGCGTGTGATTGCTTTATGTCTTCACTAGAGTTAGGTATACCACCTATTTCTTTTTCTGTTGTAGATAGTTTATTCCAAATTTTATCAGGTCTATTCATTGAGTATCCCCTATAACCTCTTCTTTTAATATAGTATAACAATCTTGGTTTGTTATTCTCCGCTAGAATAGGCATGCCATAAAATATTAATGACATTAAAACATCTTCAAAAAAAATCTCAGCGGTCTGAGGTCTAGCAATATACTCTAGAAAAAAATGATTAGGTGGTGCGTCTTCCATAGAAAACTTAGTTAATCCATGAAGAGCACCTTTAGATCCTTGACCATCAACAGTTCCTGATATATCATAACTATCACATCCAAAAGCACCTATGTGCTCGTTGCCGGGTTTTTTACCCTGATTAGTTTGTAAAACTTTATTTTGCAAATGTGAAGGTGGTATCCAGCTAATATTAAATCTACCTTTTTTATCTGGATAAAATATAACTTTTGAATCTTTTATACCATTAACCCATTGAAAATTACCAGAGGTTACCGCAGAGCTATTATTAACTCCTTCATTGTAATCTACTTGTTCGTATATTTTAGCTAGATTAAATATACTGTTTTTAGTTTCATCTCTAAATGCATGTTCCTCTGTTCTAGGGAACTGTCTGTAAAACTCATTTAAAGCATCAGGGTCACCCTTCAAACCATCAACTTCATTCTGCCAATGCTCTAGTATCCCTGTGTCTATAATTTCATTATAAGGTCCTTTGATTTCTGTTTCAGGATTATCAAAAACTGGGTAACCATTTTTGTTAATAAACCCCTCATAATTCCACTCCATAGGAATAAAAAGACTATAAAGACCTGAACTTGTTTGTCCATTCCTGTTTCTTTTAATTACATTAGAATCTTTATATAGTTTCTTGAAGTTTCCACCACCTTTATCTAATGAGTTAGAGGTGGATCCCATCATACACTTACCTATTATTCTACTACCTAGTCTTAGCGTTGTTTTGGTAACCCTCCAGTTGTTGAGTATGTTGTTCGGTCTCTCCCATTTCCCTGATTCATCATGTACAAGGAGTTTGAGTTTCTCTCCATCGTAGGAGTTGTCACCGGTGTT